ATGTGTGCGACGCCTCGCAGTATCTGCTGATGGGGGCGGGCGAGGGCCGGGCGACGCTGTTCGGGCGGCGCGAGCGGGACATGCGGGACTACCCGGCGGTGGCGGTGTACTACGCGGGGTACAGCCCGATCCATTGAGGCGGCGGCGGTGCGGTGCGAGGCCGCGCGGCGGGCGCCATTCTGGCCGCCATGCAGATGCTGATGCCGCCCAAGATGCCCAAGGTCCAGTCGCCGACGGACAAGGACAAGTTCGCGCGCGAGCGGCTGGCCGCGTCGCTGTCGGGCGCCGGTTCGAGCGGCGGCACGCTGCTGTCGGCGGGGCAGCCGCAGGGGGCGGCGCCGGTCGCCGGTTCCGTGCTGGGGGATTAGGCCGTGGCGGCCGATCCCAAGGACATCATCGCCCGGCTGGAGGCGATGAAGTCGCGCCGCGCCAACTGGGAGAGTTCGTGGGATAGCGTCTACCGGCACTGCCTGCCGCGCAACGAGGGCGTGGCCTCGACGCGGGCCGATGGCGACCGGCGCGGCGTCACGCTGGTCGACACGACGGGGGTGAACGCCTGCGAGCTGCTGGCGGGCGCGCTGCACGGGATGCTGACCAACAGCGCCAGCAAGTGGTTCGACCTGACGGCGGACGGGATCGGCGACGACGTGGCCGACGAGGAGGCGCGCGACTGGCTGTACCTCGCGCGCGACGAGATGCTGGACGAGTTCGCGGCGCGCAACCTGCTGCAGGCGCTGCACGGGGCCTTCCTCGACCTGTCGTCGATCGGCACGGCGGCGATGTTCGTGGGCGATTCCGGCGGGCGGCCGTGGTTCTCGGCGCGGAGCATCGGCGAGATCCACATCGACGAGGACCGGTACGGCCGGGTCGACACGGTGTACCGCCGCTTCGAGCGCACCGCGCGGCAGGCGCTGCAGCAGTGGCCGGAGGGCCTGCCGGAGAAGGTGGTCAAGGACGCGAACGACCCGAAGCGGTGCGACACCAGGCACTGGTTCGTCCACGCGGTCTACCCGCGGCGCGAGCGCGAGGACGGCCGCAGCGACGGCCGCAACAAGCGCTTCGCGTCGTGCTACGTGCACGAGGACACGAGGAGGCTGGTCGACGAGGGCGGCTTCGACGAGATGCCGTACCTGGTGCCGCGCTGGGCCAAGGCGGCGGGCGAGGTCTACGGCCGCGGGCCGGGCATGAACGCGCTCGCCGACATGAAGATGCTGCAGGCGATGCAGACGACGCACCTCAAGGCGGCGCAGAAGGCGGCCGACCCGCCGCTGATGATGCCGGACGACGGGTTCCTCGGGCCGATCCGCACCGCGCCGGGGTCGATCAACTACTACCGCGCCGGCGCCATGGGCGAGACCGACCGCATCGAGGCGCTGCCGACGCCGGCCAAGTTCGAGGTGACGTGGGGCGCCATCGAGGCGACGCAGGAGCAGATCCGGCGCGCGTTCTACGTCGACCAGCTGCAGCTTCCGCCCAAGACGCCGCAGATGACGGCGACGGAGGTGCAGCAGCGCGCCGAGGACAAGCTGCGGCTGATGGGGCCGATGGTGGCGCGGCTGCAGAGCGAGCTGCTCGACCCGCTGATCCAGCGCACCTTCGCGATCATGCTGCGCGGCGGGCGCCTGCCGCCGCCGCCGGCCGGCATCGAGCCGGGGCGGCTCAAGATCGAATACCGCTCGACGCTGCAGCGCACGCAGCAGCAGGAGGAGGTCAACGCGCTCAACCGCCTCATCCTGATCGCCGGCCAGATCGCGCAGTTCAAGCCGGACGCGCTGGCGCGGATCGACTTCGAGGCCGGGCTGTACCGCGCCGCCGAGCGGTTGGGCGTGCACCCCGACGTGATGGTGTCGGCGTCCGGGGCCGAGGCGGCGAAGAAGGCCGAGGCGGCGGTGGCGGCGGCGCAGGCCGCGCTGGGCGCCGCGCCGGGTCTGGCGAAGGCCGGGCTCGACACCGCCAAGGCGCAGCAGATCCAGAGCGAATCCATGTTCGGCGCGGGAGCCTTCCTGTAGTGGCGGCCCGCCGGCGCAAGGCCACCGATCCGGCGGATCTCGTGGCGGACTACCAGCAGACGTTTGGAACGCCCCACGGGCGGCGGGTCGTCGGCGACCTCATCAAGCGGTTCGGCGTGTTCCAGCGCCGCACCGTGCCGAACGACGGAATCAGTAGCGCGTACAACGATGGAGTGGCCGCGCCGGTCCTCCACATCCTCAACACCGTCGGCGTCGATCTCGCCGACATGAAGAGTGTCACCGATGCCCGAACCGAGCACGACGCCTGAGACGCAGGCACCCGCCGCCCCGCCGGCCGACGCCGGCACCGTCCTCTCCGATCCCGGCGGCGGCGTGGGCCAGCCCCCGGCCTCCGCGCTCCCCGAGTGGGTCCGCACAGGCGTCGATCCCGCCATGCTCGCCGAGCTGGAGAAGGACGCGCCGACCCTGACGCGGTTCAAGACCGCCGCCGATCTGGCGAAGGAGTCGATGAACTGGCGCCGCGCCGCCAGCGCCGCCGGCATCCAGGTGCCGAAGGACGACGACCCGCCGGAGAAGTGGGCGAATTTCCGCAAGGCCATCGGCGTGCCCGAGAAGATCGACGGCTACAAGGCCGCCGTCGAGTCCGTCGCGCCGCCCGCCGGTCTGGAGCGCGATCCGGCGATCGAGGGCCAGTTGCTGGAGTACATGCACGCCAACGGCTACACGCCGAAGCAGGCCAAGGCCGGGCTCGAGTTCTACTACCGCATGGCGGCGGACGGCGTGGTCGAGCAGGAGCGCCAGGCGCTGCAGCGCCGCAACGACTGGCGGGCCGAGACCAAGAAGGCGTTCGGCGCCGCGTTCGACGAGCGCGTGGTGGCGGCGCGGCAGGCGCTCACCCGCATCGGGCCGGAGGGCGACAGGCTCAAGGAGCTGCTCAACGCGACCGGGCTGGGCGACCATCCCGTGGTGCTGTCGGCGCTGTCGGCGTGGGGGGCGCGGATCGGCGAGCATGGCTGGGCGTCGGGCGGCGGCGCGCCGGTCGGCACGCGCACGCCGGCCGAGGCGCGCCGCTCGCTGGCGGCCATCACCGGCGACCGCAGCCACGCCTACTGGCACCCCGACAGCCCCGGCTACGAGGCGGCCAAGGCCGAGTTCCAGCGGCTCAACAAGGAAGCCTACCCGGAGGCCGGCGCGTGAAGGTCCAGGTTCTGCTGCGGTCCGGGCACATGACGTGCGAGGATTCCGCCGAGGTGAGCGAGCGCGACACCTACATACTGGTCACGGCGACGCTCGATGATGGCTCCCGCCGGGTGACGCAAATCCCCAACGACGCCATCGCGTGGATCGAGACGACGATGAGCGCCGAGGAGTGGGTGGCCGAGAAGGTCCGGCTTTCCGACGAGCGCAGGGAGCGCATCGAGCGGCTGCGGGGAATGATGGGAGCGCCCGCATGACCCCCGCCGAGAAGATGGGGTTCGTGCGCCTCGTGATGGAGTTCGGCAGCCCGCTCGACAGGTCCGATCCGGTGGCGAAGGCGGTGGCGCTCGCTTGTGCGGTGCGGGACGCCCCGTGGCCCGCCAGCATGGGCCACGCTCAGGGAGCGCCGACGCCCGCGAAGACGCGCGGACGGCGCCCCAAATCCCGGCACAACCGCGGAGCGGCGGCCCCGGTGCCCGCCCCATAAGCAGGGGCCGAACAGGCGGCGCGCAGGCCGCAAGGGCAGCCCCGGATACCCCGGCTTTACTCGCCCGTTGAACCCCTCCTTCGAGGATACAACGGATGTCCACCCAGATCGAAACCTGGTTCGTCAAGGCCTACGAGTCCAGCGTCCACACGCTCGCGCAGCAGAAGATGTCGCGCCTGCGGCCCGCCGTCCGCAACGAGACCTTCCAGGGCCGGCACGACTTCTTCGACCGCATCGGCGCCACCGCCGCCGTCAAGAAAACCACGCGGTTCGGCAACACCCCCGTCGTCGACACGCCGCACTCGCGCCGGCGCCTCGCCTGCGTCGACTACGAGATCAGCGACTACATCGACAAGCAGGACCGCGCCCGCCTCGGCAGCTCGCCCGACAACATCTACGTGCAGGCGCAGGCCATGGCGATCGGCCGCGCCTACGACGACGAGATCATCACGGCGTTCGACGGCTCGGCGTGGTCCGGCGAGACCGGCACGACCGAGGTGACGTGGGAGACCACGCAGGACGTCCCCGCCGGCGGCACCGGCCTGACGATCTCGAAGCTGATCTCCGCCAAGGAGCTGCTCGACGCGGCCGAGGTCGGCGACCCCGACGAGCCGCGCTTCATCGTCTGCCAGGCGAAGCAGATCACCAACATGCTCAACCAGACCGAGGTGAAGTCGACCGACTACAACACCGTCGCGGCGCTGGTCGAGGGCAAGGTCGACACCTTCATGGGGTTCAAGTTCATCCGCTCGCAGCGGCTGGGCCTGTACTCGGCGGGCATCCGCAAGGCGTTCTGCTGGATCAAGCCGGCGATGATCCTCGGCACGCAGATCGAGCTGACGACGCGCATGGACGAGCGCCCCGACAAATCCTACGCGCTCCAGGTCTACTCGTGCAGCACGCACGGCGCGACCCGCATGGAGGAAGCGGGCGTCGTCCGCATCCTGTGCGCCGAGTAAGCGGCCAACCGTAACCAAGGAGACACAGCAATGGCCGTAGTCAACACCCTCAGCGCCATCGTCACCAACGCGAACGCCTCGCCGCCGACGATGAACGATCCGCAGCTCGCGCTCGACGCGCGGGTCCACGAGCAGATCGGGCTCGTCGAGGTCGCCGCCGCCGACGACGATCTCTCGACCTACCGCATGGGCCGCGTGCATTCCTCGTGGCGCATCACCGACATGGAGGTCAAGTCCGACGCCATCACCGGCATGTCGGACGTCGATATCGGCCTCTACGACATCGCGTCGGTCAACTCCGGCGCGGCCGTGGACGCCAACTGCTTCGCCGACGCCTACGACATGTCGTCGGCCAAGGTGATCTGGACGCAGGTGCTCACGCAGGCGCTGAACATCGACCAGTCGCTGAAGAAGGTCTGGGAGATCGCCGGCCTCAGCGCCGATCCGAACAAGTGGTACGACGTGGTGATCAACTCGACCACCAACGGATCGGGCGCCGGCACCATCGTCATGCGCATCCGCAGCGTGACGGGCCAGTAGCGACGGCCCGCCCGCCGCGTGGCGTAGAGTAGGCGTAGGCGGGGCGGCCGGAGGAATCCGGGCCGCCCCGTTCCGCGTGGAAGGCAACGGAGAACCGGGTTGACCGTCAGCACCACCGACATCGCCAACCGCGCGCTCATCCACCTCGGGGGATACCCCGAGATCACGACCCTTTCCTCCGACACCGGCAAGGCCGCGACGACGCTGCGCAACCTGTTCGACCGCGCCCGCGACGCGGTGCTGCGCGACCACCCGTGGAACTTCGCGGTCGAGCGCGCCGAGGTCGACGGCAACGTGCTGACGCAGCCCAAGGCGCTCGACAACTCCGCCTGGACCAAGACGCGGTGCAGCGTCGTCGCCAACGTCGCCGAGGCGCCGGACGGCACCGACACCGCCGACAAGATCGTCGAGGACGCCACGGCGGCCAGCACGCACGTCGTGTCGCAGGCGTACACGGTCACCGCCGGCCGCACCTACGCGCTGCGCGCCCGCTACAAGTACGTCGACCGGACCTACGCCCACCTGGAGATCACCAACGCCGGCGGCTTCGGGTCGGGCGGCTACGCCATCTTCAACCTCGTCACCGGCGAGCTGGCGGCGTCGAGCGGCGCCTTCGTCGAGACGCCGACCATCACCGGCGTCGGCTCGTCCTGGTACGAGTGCGAGATGCGGATGGTGGCGACCAGCACCGCGTCGGCCGCGATCACCTTCGGCCCGTCAGGCGCCGCCAGCACGTCCTACAGCGGCGACGGCGCGTCGAGCGTGTACGCGTGGAAGGTCCAGATGATCGAGGAGTTCACGCCGGCGCACGGCTGGGACCACCGCTTCCCGCTGCCCGGCGACTGCCTGCGCGTGCTGCGCATCGGCGAGCCGGGCGACGATTTCGACTACCGCGTCGAGGGCCGCTACCTGACGACGAACGAGGAGAGCCTGCCGCTGGTCTACATCAAGCAGGAGACCACGGTCGACAACTGGGACGAAATGGCGCGCGAGGCGCTGTCGTTGCGTCTGGCGCACGAGGCGGCGTGGGCGCTGACGGCGGACGGCAACATCAAGTCGGCGCTGTTCCGGCAGTACCGCGCCGCGCTGACCGAGGCGCGCGGGGTGGACGCGCAGGAGAACCCGCCGGGGGAGATCGAGGCCGACCAGTGGCTGCGCGCGCGGTGGTGACATGAAGGCCACCTCCGTCATCAC